CAAGAACAGCTTGAACAAGCACAAGCACGACTAAACGAAGTAAGCCAAACCCTCGAGGCAGACGAGGCACTAAAAGAGCTATTTGATGAAGTAGCCAACACACAAAAGGGAGAATAATCTATATGACATTTAAACTAGTAAACAAATATTTACAAGAAGCAAACAAAACATTTGTAGCAATTCGACAAGATGCACCATATACGGCTTTTGACCGTGTATTAATTGGTGACCGTACCAATGAGTCAGATGACTCACTTATCCAAGCGGTATTGGGTCAGATTGCAACTGAATTTAACCCAGCAGATGGCGTGAAGAAACTACAAGAGGACTTGCACGTCCAAGCAGAAAGCTACGAGCAAAAACTCGCTGAGAAAGATACTAAGATCGCAGAAGTTAAGGCAGTGGCAGATTGGGCAGTGTTGGCCCGTGTAACTGACACAGACAACCCACTAGATCCAACAATCTACAAGCGTGGTCTTGAATTAGTTGACTTAGGGCAATCTGGCAAGACTTACAAATCACAAGAAATCTTTGCGATTGAAGATGCAACACACAACGCACAATATGGAGAGGGCAACCGTGTGATGGTACAAGTTAACTCTGACTTTACCTACAACGGTGAAACACTTGACCAACTTGCAAGCCTTGAGCAAAATGGCAAGCTAGCAGTCTGGAAGTGGACTAAGCCAAAAGAAAATACAGACTTGGAAACTCAACCACTAGCCTAGAATTGAGGTGATTGGGTGACATTCTCTGATTTAATCGCACACCTCGCCCCAACATTTGGCGTGATTGCTACTGGCTGGTTTGGGATGAAGGCTAGTAAGTCTGCAAACCTCAACAAAGAACAGTTTAACGAGTTGAAAGACGAATTAGGCACAATCCATAGGACGGTTGAAACTGTTAAGTCAGTGGGTGAGGACAATAACAGAAAAATCGATGAAGTGAATGACAAGCTAGTAGTACACGATGAAGCGCATCTAGTCACTATGTATTTAAGGCTAGAGCGTGACATCACGACTGCTATCGACCGTGGATATACCACAGTCCATGAGAGCGATATCATTCACAAGATGCACAAGAGTTATAAGAAATTGGGTGGAAATGGCTACATTGATGCCCTCTATAACAAATACAATAATTTAGAAGTGAGGAAATAACATGAATAAAATTAACTGGTCAGTACGTTTTAAAAACCGTGCATTTGTAACACGTTTTGCGCTTGCCTTGGTATTGCCTATCTTGGCTTACTTTGGTATCAAATTCGAAGATTTGACAAGTTGGGGGGCAGTGTTTGCCCTACTTGGTAAATTTGTATCAAACCCTTATCTTGTAGGTTTAACAGTATTCAACGCATTAAATATTGTTCCAGACCCTACTACCGCTGGGTTGGGAGACAGCACACGAGCATTAGGCTATGAAGAACCTAGCCAAGATTAATATATTTCTACTAGCGACTATCTATTTTTGGGTAGTCGCTTTTGATTTAAGAAAGGAGCAGTAATGGCTACTTTAAATGACATTTTAGGATACGCTGAAAGTCTGGCTAATCAAGGTATCGGAACGGATGCAGATGGAGCATACGGGACCCAATGCGTGGACTTGCCAAACTCTATTTCTATTAATTTCTTTGGCAAGGCTCTCTGGGGCAATGCTATTGACTTGCTCAATTCTGCCCGTGATTTAGGTTATGAGGTGGAATATAACCAAGAGGGAAATCTGGACAGTAAACCACGAGCTGGGGCGGTATTCGTTCAAGAAACCATCTATCTATTCGGGCATCCATACGGTCACACTGGACTAGTCATTGAGGACTCAGACGGGTACACCATGCGGACTATCGAACAAAATATCGATGGCAATGCTGATAGTCTCTACGTCGGAGGCCCAGCACGATATAATACCCGTGACTTTACCGCTATTGTCGGATGGTTCTATTTCCCAGTGGACGGACGGCCAGCACAAGTTGAACCTATCACCCCGTCAGAGCCTCTCACAGTCAATTCTAGCGAGTTTAGCCCAGAAGAGGGTACATTTACTGTAGAAGTGTCTGCACTCAATGTACGGGCTTCTGCTGGGCTTCTAGGCGAGATTGTAGCAGTGTATACCGCTGGTCAAGTTATCAACTATGACGGATGGCTAGATAATGATGGATATATCTGGATAACATACATCGGAGCGTCTGGCAATCGTAGATATGTAGCAGTGGGTCAATCCGAAAACGGCCAACGTGTCACAGACTTTGGCTCATTCGCCTAGATTATGAGGTGATAATGTGAGATTAAACTCTACCAACCTAAAACAAGTGGGCGGTGGTAAAATCGTCAAACAAGGCGATAGCGCTTCTCTTTTTGAGTACAAGCTACTCGATGAAGACCACAAGCCAGTAGACGAATTAAACGGCACAGAAGCCAAAATAACGCTATATAATGCAAGCGGTAAGGTTAGTATAGATACATCGGTCACTAACTCAAGCATCACGTTTAAACTCGCTAAACCATTGCCTATCGGCCTCTATACAGTAGAAGTGGTGGCGGGTGGCTATGTATTCCCTAGTGACCGTAGAACCACGCTAGAAGTCACACAATCGGCCGATGAATACACAAGTAGCGAGTTGCTTGATCTGGTAAAAAATGATGTCAAAGCAGAAATCGACAAGTACATTGCAGAACATCCAAATGGCACGCAAGTAGAAGAATTGCCAGATTTGACTGTACTATACAATCTTGCAAAAATTTAGAAAGGACATATAAATGACTTTAAACACTGAAAATTTAAAATCTTTAATCAATGCCATTGGTACTGATGTAAAGAAAATCAACACCACGCTTGCTACCAAGGTAGATAAGTCAGAAATTGGCCAAGGTGGCATCACACAGCAACAACTTGAGGCTGCAATCGCTAGTGTCAAGACTGCTATTTTGGGTGAGGGCGTGCCAGAAGAACTGGACACCTTGAAAGAAATCGCCGAAAAAATCAAGGCGGGCGAAAATCCAGACAGTGCAATTGTGGCAAAATTGACAGAACTCGGTCAGAAAATTACCGACCTTGAAAATACTGATTTTGTACAAATCTACAATAGCGCCAAAAATAGTCTCTAAAAGGAGGCGCTAGATGGACAAATTAAAAGAAGCGATCCAACAGATCGGTCGTGATATCAGCAACCTGGAAGCTCAACAAAGTGGAGCGCTACAGACCGCTAAGGCTTACGAGTTATTCCCAACCTATACCACGCTTCAGGACCAAATGACCACAAACATTAAAACTAAGCATTTAGAACTTGGTTTAGATGCCCTAATGGATGAAAAACTAAAAAACGGCGGTAACCCGTTTGTTACCAAGTCAGAGATTCCGGCGGTGGACACAAAGCAGTTTGCAACCAAAAATGACTTGGAAGAGTTGAAGCGTAGCGCTGGAAGCGGTGGTAATGCCAGTACAGAACTCAAAGGCCAAGGCTTTCCATACAATCTTAACGCTGACATCGGTACAATTTATACCGACACTACAGCTAAAAACGGTGCGGTTAAGTGGATCAAGAAAACTGCTGGAACTGGTTCTAACGCTTGGTCTGTCTTGTTTGGCGATGTCAAACACAAGCCAAGAATTTCATCGAGTCAAAACAATGCATATGTCGAGTTTAGACGTATAAACTCCACGGTAGAGATTGGCTTCGGTGGTCTATCGTGGGGTTGGTTTGGAATCTTGAGACGAGGTGCGCCCAGCTACGTTCCTCAAGGTTCCGACAGAGAACGTAATGTGGTGATTTTAAATGTCGGCGGTATACCCGTCGGTTTTCGTGCGACCAGCTCAAAACTGGGTATTATGACAAATGACAAGGGGAAGCGCCTTGGCACTTTTTATTTAGGTGGGCCGGGTGATGGCAACCAGCTACGCTTACAATTCGATGATCCAGTGCCAACAGATCGTGATATCGGAGATTTACGATTTACTAATATGTCCTATACCACAGATGACCCTTGGCCAGAGACTATATAATAAGACACACACCCTCCCAATTTTAGGAGGGCTTTTTTTGTTGCCTTTTTTGTGTTTATAACGGCAATTTTTTATTTTGTCTATTGTAACAGACAGTGACATATTTACTATCCTTGATTGAAATGTTAGTTGTTTTGCTCATTATCAGCGTTCTTCTCTTGCTCTTTGTTCCGAACTTGACCAAGCAGAAAGATTCGGTAACAGATACAGGAAATCGAGCAGTCGTCAAAGTCGTGGAGAGCCAGGCTGAGCTCTATGAACTCAATCATCAGAATGAAAAAGCTAGTCTTTCTAAGCTAGTCGCAGAAGGACAAATCACTCAAAAACAAGCAGAAGCCTACCGTGCTCACTATGTGAAGAATGCAGGTGATCACCGTGCGGTTGCAGATTAAAGCTTTCACCCTTCTAGAGAGCTTACTAACTCTAGGTATCGTCAGTCTTCTATGTTGGCTGCTAGCTGGGTCAGTCCATCAAGCCTTTGGGCAGGTGGAAGAAACATTGTTTTTCTCGGAATTTGAACGGGTCTATCAGGAGACACAAAAGATGAGTATTGCAAAAGAGGAGAGAGCTCTTCTTTCCATCGACCACGGTGGGGTTCATAGTCCCTATCAAGAATTACCGCTTCCAAAAGGGGTGGAAGTGGTCAGAGAGAAGCAACTGACCTTTGATCCAGCAGGAGGCAATTCAAGCCTGACCAAGATTCAATTTCAGACAGAGAAAGAGGTGGTGACTTATCAGTTGGCAATTGGGAATGGAAAAATTAAAAAATCGACGGCTCCCCGCTAGTCTTTTGTTAGAAGGACTGATTGCCTTAGCGATGTTTGGTGTCCTCACGACCCTTGTGCTGGAAGAGCTAGGGGACTCGCGACAGCAGCGCTTAGAAGAGTTGAGACAAGGAGAAGTCTTGCGAGTCGCAAAAATGGCGATCCAGACCAGGCAGGATCAATTGAGCATCAATCAGGTCAGTGTCCAGGTGGAGAGGTCTGCCAAGTCCTTAAAGGTCTATCATGAGGGAAAGGTTGTGATTGCTGTTGAAAAGAAATAAACTTCCAGCCTTTACTTTACTGGAGGCCTTGGTTGCCCTGCTCGTCATCAGCGGTGGTTTATTGGTGTTTCAAGGATTGACAAGCCTTTTGCGTCAAGAACTCCAGTACCAAAGTCACATCAAGCAAGAGGAATGGTTGCTCTTTCAGGACCAGCTGGACATTGAATTGTCTCGTAGCCAATTTGAAGAGGTCAGAGATAACAAATTCTATCTTGTTCAGGATCAAAAACCCATAGCCATTGGACTGGCTAAGGGGGGAGATATCCGAAAGACAGATGCGACTGGCCGTGGCTATCAACCGATGATAGATGGAGTTGAATCCGCCAGGATTGAAAAAAGAGGAGATCTGGTGTCTATTCAACTGCGCTTTGAAGAAGGGTTAGAAAGGGAGGTGGTCTACCGTGTGGTGGAAAAGGATAAAAAAGAAGCAGATTGAGGCCGGGATCCTTCTTTATGCCCTTTTTATGTCGGCGGGTTTTAGTCTTTTTCTTCAGTTCTATCTGAATCGGCAAGTGGCAGAGAGACGGATCCTCCTTGCTAGTCAGCACCGGATCCAGGCTTATGCGCAAGCTCAATTGGCGATTGATACTTGGGATCGGGAAGAAAAAACCATAACCTTCTCAACTGGTCGAGTCGATTTGGAAGAAAAATCGGGCTTTGCCAACGTAACGAGTCACTTACAAGATGGGGGAAGCTATCATTTCACCTTTGCTCTACCTCCTCGTGAAAAGAAAAAAACCGACAAGAAGGAAAAGGAGAAGCAGGCTCCAGATTCGGCCACAGACCACCCGACCACGACTGAGGAAGAGAAGCCTCAGGCCTTCGAAAAGCATAGCGAAAAC